ATGGCGGACAGACTGAATTGCCACACCGGCGCACCTGCTCACTTCGGGGATATGTATGTCCTTCAAAATCGTGATCGATTATGTAATCATCTGGAAATCCCTGACACCCGTACAATTCTCGTGGTTCTAGCATCCGAAGTCCAATATCCACAATCTGATAATCGGTACCGTCAATAGTCACCAGACCAAACCGATCTCTTGACGTTATTGTATCCAATGGATTTTTAATATCCTGCCCAGTGGCATCCCCGTAATATTTGATCAAAAACGCTCTGACCTCTCCAAAATGTCCCGCTGATGTCGTTATGGTATGAAGCGGTTCTCTGATATCCTGTCCGGTGCTACTTTTATAAAATTTGCTCAAGAACGATGTCACCAATCCATACCTATTCGATCCGTCTACCGTCATGATCGGATCCTCTATGGTCTGCCCTCTCACTTCTCCCTTTGCAGTTTCCGAATGGTACTGGATAAGTGCCGGAGCGCACAAATAATGTTTGCCACTTCCTACAATCGTGGGCAAAGGATTTTCAATGCTGTGGATCCTTGGCTTTTGTCCTTTTCTTTCTCCATATCCAATAGGCACAATGAATGGCTCTGGATTGTTCAAAACAAATTTTTTCAATCCCCTTGCAATCCGCTCCATCGTTTTGGGTGCCAGCGGCCGCACAGCACGGATTCCATATTTTTCCTTAATTTCCTGCGCTGTGTCAAATATAGATGGACACGGACGACTGAAATCAATCTGCGTATATGCCCCGACATAGGGCTTTAGCAGACCAGCTTTTACCTCTTCGCTGTCTCTGGGTGCATGAGTCGGCTCCGGCCATATAATTGGATTGCCGTCACACCGGGCAATCATAAAAAATCTCTTTCTCATTGTTGGTGCGCCATAATCTGCTGCCACCAGCTCCCGAAATTGTACCTCATACCCCAGATTCTGAAGCTGCTGCACAAACTTTCCAAAGGTCTTCCCTTGCTTCGCTTTAATCGGATGATGACCTCTGTTCAGTGGTCCCCATGTCTTAAATTCCTCGACATTCTCTAACATGATCACTCTCGGACGTACCAACCCCGCCCATCTGCAGGCTACCCATGCAAGACCACGGATAAATTTATCCTTTGGCTTACCGCCCTTCGCCTTGCTGAAATGTTTACAGTCCGGCGAGAACCAGGCAAGACCTACCGGATGTCCTTTACATGCCTTAACTGGATCCACCTGCCACACATCTTCACAGTAATGTTTCGTGTTCGGATGATTCGCTTTATGCATCCGAATAGCTTCCGGATCATGATTGATGGCGATATCAACGCTCTTTCCGGTTGCCAGTTCGATTCCGGTTGAGGCACCGCCTCCGCCGGCAAAATTGTCAACTATCAATTCTCCGTTTATCATCTCTCGTCCTCCAGATAATCAAACATACTGATCTGCTGCGCCGGTACATCTTCCCAGCCTACCCCGATCCAGTCCAGTACTCTTCCCCAGCCGTATTTTTCTCCCGTTTCCAGATCTGTACAGCATTCATACATCCAAAAGTGCCATTCCTTCTCATTTCTTTCCCGGAGTCTGTCAAAGCGATGAGGTCTCTCCTCCAGATGTATACCAAAACCACACATACTGCATCCGGTCCGCTGGGCTTTTGTTGTATAAAGAGTCCCGTCTGGTTTTCTCTTTATTTCTCCATAAATTTCCGGCACCTGCACTTCCAGATCTAACGCCAGTTGCAAAATGTCCTGTCTCAAAAATGGTGCAAACGGTGCGGACCTCATAGTTGTTTTACCGTAGTAATTGCACCCATGCTCCACAAGAGCCTCTTCACGCTGTCCCCCCTCACTTGCCATCATTCCAAGAAATGGCCAGCTGTTATGTTCTCTCGCCCAGTCATCACACGGCTTTTCTTTGAGGTAATAACAGCATTTATTACTCACCTGAAACGGAGCTGCCTGATAATGTGTGCCATATTCTTCATTTGCCATCCCAGCGAATAGCCTTAGCCACTTTTGCGGCAACTGCATACGGCTGTTTGTTGCAAAATGTCCCTGTGCTCCACACTCGCCTGTTATGATTGCATGGCGCACGGTTTTATTGTTTTCTGTCGGGTGCTGAAGTAGATCAATTTTGCCGGCTATTCTTTTTGAGATAACCGGGAAGCCGATGGTATTTAATACTTCTACTTTTGATTTGTAGGATCTAAGTCGGGTCACTCCTAACTGCTTATGAACAGCTTGGACGCTCTTATCCTCAACCCCTGATACCGATATCGCCGGTATGTCATATCCCAACTTTCGGATAAAAAGAAGTAATGTGATGCTATCCAGACCACCTACACTCACATGAGCATTGCAGTATCTTTTATCCATCTCCGTAATAAACTCGCGCACACGTAATGCAGCTCTTTCCACTTTCACCTCATAAGGGAGATTCTGCTGTGCTGTGAACCTCTGCTTTGCTTCTTTCTTTCGTTTTCTGTATTCTTCTAAATTTCTATCTTCCATTGTTCAAAAGGAACCGATGCATCTTCACTCTGGCCAGAGTTCCGACTCCTTTCCGCTTTTATAAACTCAATCCTGTCTTTTCCCGTGTTTGTTCTACATACCACTCCGGTGTATATTTTCCCGGATCTAACTGCAGTTTTACATACTCATTCGTGCAATACTCCATGATCGTATCTAATCTGCCGGTATTCTTCACATTAGACGCCATACCATAATCATCATTTAATACCGCCAGCATCAATGCAATAGATGATACATAAAGATCATCCCGCGTATTAAGATAGATCTGCTCCTCTATGCTTTTAGGTTTCTGCAAAACATCCGCATTGTTAATCTTTGCAATCAATTTATCTGCATAAGATTTTAAGACAAACTGCAGTCCCTCCTGATCAAATCGCGTTGCCTCTTTATTACATTTCTTCAAGAAGATCTCAATCCGTTTCCTGCGGAATCCATGCAGATCATATAAAAGATTAGCGATCACACAGAAAGCTATTATTCTACCATCAAGCTTTCCCTGTTCTGCTGCCCTTATTATTTCCGCATCTGGTGCTTTTCTTTTTCCCGCTTTCAATCGTTCTTTTCTCTCCCGGCGCACCGCCGCACGTCTGTCACTCATTTTCTCCTCCCATCAACAACATAACAGTTTCTCTACCCGTCTTTTCACTCTGGAAATATTCGACTGGGTAACTCCCATTATTTCTGCAATTTCCTGTTGTTTTAGACCTCTTTCGAAAAATTGCAACACCTTACTATCTGTTTTTCCTAACTGTTCTACAACTTCCAGATACATAATTCTGCTTAACGCTTCATTTTCCACAGATTCAAAAGACTTAAGCTGCTCAAGAAGAGTGATTTCTTCCCCATCTTCATTTTGAACAAGTGCCGGTGCATCATAACTGATTAAATATTCATTCATCCAACGCTTGGGCATCATTCTTGCCCTATGATCCAATAGAATTTCGTTTCTGATGCATCTGCAGGCAAAATTTGCAAAAGATCCGTTATCTGGTCGGTAATTTATAGCCGCCTTGCAAAGTGCGATTGCAGCCAGATCATAATACTCTTCTACTGATTCATTCATTTTGTGGATCATAAAATAAATCAGGTCATGGTTATTTTCAACCAACAGCTTTTGCTCTTCTGTCATCATCACAACTACCCTCCAATAATTCAATCACCTTTGCACCTGCTTGAACCGGGTGACAAAAAAGGAAGCGTACTCCATATTCTTTTTCCATCGTAACCATCGCTTTTGCAAGCGTTTCACCTTTTGTTGGCGGTCGTTTAGGCAATGCTATGTGCTGCCATTTTCCAAGATTGTGCATATACCTGATCTTGTTATAACGATGCAGCCTCGGATTCTGCCACTGATATAAATCATCGATACAGGTTACCCCATCCTCATTCTCCACAAGAATGTACAACCGCACACCGTTGTTTTGAGCCAGAATACATTCATCCCGAAAACGATCATGCGATTTCCCGCAGATATTGTTAATGATCTCACCAATACTCTCTTTGGTATCCACACTGACATTATATGTACCAAGAAAATCCATCTTTTTCGGATGCATCCCACGCCGCCCTTTCCTTTCCAGTACATCCATTACCTTTTCATCTGCAATAATATAATCTCCCACCGGCAGCGGAGCCCGGATCACTTCAATGCCATTTTCATAAAACCATCTATTTTTAATGAGATGTTTTTCTTCCTTTTGTCCCATATCTTCCAATATGACCATTTCTGCTCCTTTCATCATATCGGAGCAGGCTTTTGCCTGCCCCACACCATTTAATTAAACGGCAGTTCCTCTTCAATTCCATTCGGGATATTCATAAATCCATCATCATTGGAATTATCCGCTGCTCCAGACTGCACCGGTGGAGCACTCTGTCCACCATTACCATTCTGTGCTGCAGCCTTACTCTCGGCAAATTCCTGCGATTCCACCAACACATCTGTAGTGAAAATCTTCTGGCCATCCTTATTCGTATAGCTTCCGGTCTGAATACGACCTTCCACTACAATCTTGATTCCCTGATGCAGGTACTTCTCCGCAAACTCTCCACCTCTGCCCATTGCAACACATCGAATAAAATCTGCTGTCTGCTCATCTCCCTGACGCTTAAACCTGCGATCAACTGCCAATGTATAATTAGCAATGCAGGTGTTATTCTCATTGTTTGCATATCTGATCTCCGGATCACGGGTCAGTCTGCCCATTAAAATTACTTTGTTCATATACTTTTTCCTTTCCTAAAACGGATCCTTATTCAGTTCAATCTCCATTTCCTTATCAGCAACATAAACATCTGCCATGCCTACTACTTCCTTTGCCTTTGCAGCAAACATCTCTGCATCGGAATTGTTGTCACTCAAATGTAACAGGACTACATTCCGAAGATCCTGACCTTTGTTGACTTTCAGAAACTCCAATGTTGTCCCCAACTCCATATGCCCCCGGCATACATGCTCATAATTGGGATTTTCCTGTTGTATGATTTCTTTTGAGTAATTTGCTTCTACTAAAATCTGATTGACATTTTTGAATCGCCACTTGACCAGCTCTGTGTCTGTGATATACAACAGCCGTCCCATCTCCGGATGTGAAATCAAAAATCCATAGCAGGGACACTCCGATCCATCTGCGTTCGTATGCATGAATTTTCCAGTCTTGTCAGTTAATTCAAAACCTTGTATGGTCCAGCCCGGACTTCCAATACTCATAGGTTTTGGGCTCTCATATGGCTTAAATACTGAAATACCCATTTGCTCCAGGTCCTTAACAGACTTCGCATGATCCGCATGATTATGAGTGCATACAGCACCAACCACACACGAAATATTCCAATTCAAGGCCTGCTTTATTTCCTTGATTGGCACACCAGGATCTATGATCAAGGTTTCACCGTTACCAGCAATCAGCAGATAACAATTTCCACTGCTGCCACTGCCTAAACACCTCAATTTCATATTGATCCATCATCCTTTCATAAAGTCCGGCACCTCTTCCTCGATTTCTACATCAGAGCCATCTGATTCCACTGCTTTGCCCTCAACAACCTCAACTTCAATCTCATCTGTAGCAGGCTCTTCAAATTCAGCAGAATTGGCACTTTCAACAAGCTCTTTTGCAACAATCTCCTGCGCATCCAGTTGCACATCTGATGCTTCCGCCATTTCTTCCTGTGCATAAAGCCCCTGAAATGTCTCTGGAAATGCCTCCCTCAGTGCTTGTACCACAGCAACTTTCCGGATCATTGTGGCCGGTTTTCCTGCCCACTGGCTATTCAGTGTTCCATCCTTCTTTCTCCCTGCATACTCATTAAATGCTACAGATTGATATTCCGGATTTCTTCCCTTAATATGTACTCTTGCCCAACCGCCAACCAAAGTCTCACTGTCCAGTACAAAACAACCTTCTCGCTCTATTAAGTTTCCATCCTTGGATACAACAACAACTCCAGCTTCCTTTCCCTCATAATTCGGCGTAGCATTGGCTCTTTTGGTAAACACTTCCTTACCTGTAACCATTGCAGCCGGAGAAGATCCAAATTTCACCAGATACGCATCTTTCAGAAATGGATTCAAGTGCTGATATCTGCATAATGATAAAAACATCATTACTTCCTGATCCGTTACATTTCCACCACCACTAACAAGATATTTTCTGATCATACTGGTAGATAACTTTACTATTTCACCGTTTGCTTCGTACTCCACAACCTTTAATTCTTTCTTGTCCTTTTCTGCTGCCATTAATCTTCAACCACCTTTCTCAGAATTTTGAGCAAATCATCGATTCCATGATGTTCTGTATCCTGTTTACTATTCCACTTTTCTTCTTTCTTACACCGGGCTTCCTCCGCCTGTTTCATTTCTATTGCAAAACACAGATGAAGCATATCCTGCACTGTCGCATCATCATGTGCAAACGCTTTAATTGCATTCTGTACCAAATACACCAGAGATTTCACAAATTTAGGCGCTTGAATTTCATCCTCTGACGGGCTGCTCACAAGTGCAACTTTGCAGCCTTCCTTGTCCAAAACTACAGCATTAACCATATCGCCTGTAATGACCTGTTTTTCTTCTCCATTTACCTCAATTTTCACTTTAACCATCTTACATTTCCTCTCTTTCTACTTTTAATTCCTTGTCATCCGTCACCTGCAGCAATACAAGCTGTCCTTTCATTGCCGGAATGTTGTATTCATTCACAGCTTCTGCATTGTCAATAAAAACAGGTGCAGTCACATCATGCATAGCAGATAATGCGTTTATAATATCCAATCCGGCTACAATACGATGTCCGGTATTCAACGAAGAGTATGGAACCCCATTTACCGTACACTCGCAACACTCTACCACGGCACCATTGACCTGCTTATCAAACAACTTCCAATTCACAATGCCAAATTTTTCGTTGACCATTTTTGAAAGGATCATCATTTTAGCTTTCATAAACTGTTCCAACAGATAGAGCGACTTCTCCTCATTCGCCACATCTTGAGCAATTTCGCGCATTTCTGCTTCCAGTTGTCCTATGCGTTCTTCTTTATCGCTGTTGTCAGCTGCGATAATCTGCTTTTCCACAATGGCAAGCTCATCTTTCAATCCATTCTTTTTAATCTTCAGCTGCTGTCTCATTGCGGCACCACTATTCATCTGCTGCAATGCTTTTTCTTTTTCTGCAATCTCCGAATCCAACTTCTGATATGCCTCATTATCAGAAAGATCCACATGATCTGGAAGTCCCGCAATGTCCTTTTGAACCTTTTCCAATTCTTCTTTTCTGCTCCGCAGATTCTTCTCCTCTTCCGAAATCTCCCATACATTGCTCTCCTGCTTTTCTTTCATGCTCGTAATCAGAGACTGATAATGCTTCCCCTCTTTCACAGTTTTCTCTAATCGGCAATCATGATCTTCCTGCCATTTATTCTTTCTTTCCGTCTTGGCAATCTCAAACATCTGACGCTTATTAGCAATCTGATCATCTGGCAATTTCTGATGGCACACCGGACAAAAATCATCATTTTCATCATATTCCAAATCATCTGCATAATTTTCAGCATTGATTTTCTTCCATTCATCCAATGTTTCCATTCTCTTTTTCTCATAAGCAGATATGGTCCCGGCAATTTCCTTCTTATTTCCATACAAAATTTTCAAATAAGCATTACTTTTTTCTATTTCGGATTCCAATTTCATCTGCAAGCCGTTGAGTCGATTCTTCTCTTTTACATTTTCCTCATTGGCATTTCGCTCAATATCTGTCAACTTAAATTTCAGATCCATAACATGGTCCGTCTGCTTCTGGAACACCTCGTACTGTTCTGCCATATCATCTTCTGCCTTTTCTGCAGCAATTATTTTTTCTCTAAGATCATTTTTCTGCAGTTCCAATTCGGCTATATCAATATCCGTCATTGACTTTCTAACCTCGTCAATTCTTGCCGGAATCTCCGTCTGCTTTTTCTTGTACTCAGATAACGCCTTTTTAACCTTAGCTTGCAGATCTTCCGGAGTATGTATGGATAAAGCCAGATTCAGCTCCGACAACACATCGGGGTTGGATGCGATCACTGTATCGTTATCTACACCCGGTATCATTTTCATCAGATCTTTACGCTGTTCTTTCCACTTCTTATTTACAAAAGCCTGTGGATTCGTCAGCAGTTGAAAAAGATCTTCATCAATGATCTCTGCCACAAATGCCTTATAGTCCTTTTCTTTCTTGGGTACACCATCAATCTCATAAAGGTTGTCATTCCCCTGCAGTGTTGCTTCCAAAGCTCCTCTCTTTTTCACCCAATTCTGTTTCTGCACCTTGGTTAATTCATACTCTCTGTCATCAACATCCAGTGTTGTGACAACTTTAATTTCTACATGATCAATAGGATTTCCGAAAGCATCCAAGGGGCGCACCTGGAACTTGGTATCACCTAAACTGTTTTTGTTAAACAGACACCACATAAATGCATCTTCCACTGTGGTTTTTCCAACCGCATTCTGCCCGCTGATCTTTGTTATATGACCAAACTCAATCGTCTGGTCCTTTACTTTCTTGAAGTTTTCCATGTGCAACTTCTTCAATGTTATTTTCACTTTGCAATCTCTCCTTTTCCGTGCTACAATGCACTTGTATGTGATGGACTTTTACGTCCTTTGTTTTTGGCTCATGGGTACTGCAATACCTATGGGCCTATTTTTTAGGCGGAAGCTGGATCTGCAGAATAGCCGCAATCTTTTCCACCTTGCCGTGCTCATTGTCTCCATCAGCCACAACCTTTGCGATTGCTTCAATCAGATACTCTTTACACAGCAAATGAGTATAATACTCTGCATCCACCTCCACTGTCGCCTGCTTTACCGCTGGTGCCTTTTTCTCTTTCTTACTAAATAACTTCATCACGTATTGTCTCCTTTCTGCTTTGTAATCATCTTAAAAATTTGTTGATAAAATACTGCTGCCCCTTACCAGTCACCTTTGTAGTGCGGTTGATGCGGACAGATCCATCCGGGTTGTTGACGGTACTTTCCTTAATATCAAAAAGCCCCATTTCCATCGACTTTTGCGTCGGCATATTCCAATCAAAGCCTTTTCGCTTGATCAGATAACCGTTTTCACGCAACCACTCGAATAATCGCTTCCGACCAATATTAACGCCATTCTGTTTCAACAACTTTGCCATGTCTCCGACAAGAATAGATGTGTGACTGGCTGATACCGCATCAGCAAAAATTTCTTTTGGCTTCATGCGTTCAATCTGCTTATCCCGCTCAGCAATTTTATTCTGTGCCACCATAAGTGCTTTTGCCATCAGTTCATCGTCTGACATATTCTCCTGTCCCGCTATGTAACCACCGTTCTTACGAATTGATGGAAGCACTTCTGATGTCACCCAATGCTTAAATTTCTTTGCTGTCGGAAGCTTACTCGACAAGACCAGAGAGTACAAACCCGATTCATTGATAAATGCGGTATTTTGCATTCTACCGATGGAATCCCGAATTGGGACATCATGTTTATCTTCTGAATCTATATGATCCGCTACAGCCTTCGCACCTCTTTCGTAGCCAAGAGCTTTAGCAACGTCACTTCCGCAAAACCAAACACTATTTACTCGATCTGTTACTGTTCGTATTTCTCCAAACTCAGAATTTGCAAAAATCTTTACTTCATACACTACTGTCCTCCCTCCAGTTCAATATTTTGAACTTTTGTTGTAAAAAAATAATCTCCTATATCACTATCAGATATATCAAGGAGATCTGCTGCCTTACAAATTTCCTTTTGCTTCCATGGAACTTTGCTATTCATCTTTAATGATAGTGTTCTTTCCGAAAGCCCCATAGCCAAAGAAAACTCCGACTGTGAGCCATATTTTTCTACAATTTTCCCACGCAACTTTCTGTAATCAAACGCCATGACTTATTCTCCTTTCAAAGTGTGTTCAATTCTTTGAACCAAAATCATCATATCACTGAAAAAACTCAATGTCAACATAAAAATTCAATTTTTTTAACTTTATATGTTTTTTATCTTGAACCTGCATTGTAATTATGGTATATTTTTATCAGAAAGTGAGGTGGCTACGATGGACAGAAAAAACACATCTATGCGACTTAAAGAAATAATGGCAGAACGGAATTTGAAACAAGTAGATATTATTAAATTAGCACAACCATATTCTGAAAAATATAACATCAAACTAAATAAATCAGACATAAGTCAGTACATTTCCGGCAAATCCGAGCCAGGACAAGATAAATTATTTATACTTGGAATGGCTTTAAACGTAAATGAATCTTGGTTAATGGGATTTGAGGTACCAAAAGAAAGATACTCTGTTCAAAAATCTTCCTTCATTGAACAGCAGAAACATATAGAAACAGCCATGAACATATCAAATATTTTTGCCGGCTCTTCCCCACTGCATTTAGATAACTTAACAAAAAAAGCCTTTATAAATTTTTATAACTCAGTAGCATCAGATGAGTCAGAGCGTTCACGCAAATTATTAAATTATCTTCCCAAATTAAGCACATTAACCGATGAACAGCAAAGTATAATATATGGCATGATCGACAACATGACTCCGCCACAACGCAATAATATTGATAACACATTGCTTGCAGCCCACGAGGATAACAATGCATCAGAAGATGATAAAAAAGCAGATATTAAGCTGCTTAAAGATTACAAGTCCAATAAAAAGGACAACTAAAACGTTATAGTATATAAGGGGTGACATTATTGAACTACGAAGAACTAATGATAGAAGCCGATGCCAACAATGTAGAAGTAATCGAATTACCGCTCAAAGCACATAGCGGACTTATTCTCGATACAACCATAGCAATTCGCCAAGATATTCCAATAACAAAGAAAGCCTGCGTTCTTGCCGAGGAACTTGGACACTATCATACAACGGTCGGGGATATTCTGGATCAGACAGATGTTTCCAACCGAAAGCAGGAGCGAACCGCAAGACTTTGGGCATATAACAAGCAGATTGGTCTCTCCGGCTTAGTTCACTGTTTTGAAGCACGATGTCAAAACATCCACGAAATGGCAGACCACCTCGATGTTACCGAAGCATTTTTACAAGATGCCTTGGAATGTTACCGCCAAAAATATGGAATCTGCACATCTTACCAGCAATACACCATATATTTTGAGCCAAAGCTGGCAATATGCAAGAAACTCTAATCTGGCATAATTGACAGCATTGGTTACCAACTGGTTACCGCTTGGTTGCATAAGTAGATTAGGTTAGTATAGTAGAGGATATAGATTAGTATAGTATAAAATAATTAGAATAGTTTAGGAAAATCGAGATCAAACCAATATTCAAATTTTATTATTTGCATATTGCATCTGATTTTGGCATATGCTATAATGCCATTAGGCAAAAGAAATGATGTTTCTATCACGGAAGCACCAACGAAAGCCCCGCAGATGGCAGTCTGCGGGGCTTTCTTGTTTCATTACGGCGAAACCACACCGAGGCTAGTTGTCATTATTTATCGCTATCTAACCATTTGATGATGTAGTGGCAAACTACACCAGCCATAACAGCAATAAAAAAAGAAATGATGCTTTCTAACACTTTCACACCCCCTTTCCGTTGCCGGATTGGGAATGACAACAAGGCTATTCTATCACATTCGCTGTGGTTATGCCACAAACTTCTTATTCACATATCCCACTTTATTTTTGTATCTCACTTTCGTGTACCAGTCTTTCGAGTACAGGACTTCAACGACAGCTCCCTTCGGGATCCTGCAGTGCGATCCTGTCTTTTTCGAGGAAGCTTTCCACAAAAGAGCTCCTTTCTCACGTTTAACCATCTTTTTCCATGTTCTCTCGAACTTATCCGGAGTACCGTAAAAAGCTTTCAGCTGCGATGTAGTGCTTCCCCACTTTGGCAAATAGAAATGTGGTGTGTCGACAATGGATTTCCAATCACCACCCCAGCCAAGACCGATGCCCTTGGCAATCACTGCCACCTTGCGGATCGTGGCTGCATCATACAGGAGCTTGCTGTCATTGATTGCAATATCAAATGCAACGCCCCACATGTGCTGACTGGAATACGTGCTGCCCTTAGCGTTGGTGACGATCTTACCGGGAGCAGTTCTTCCCTTGGCATATAATGCGTCCTGATATTCCTTACTGCGGAACCCCTCTGTAATGATCAGATAGATTCCTTTCTTTTCACACTTTCTCAGTAACACAGTCAGCTTCTGATCAAGCCACGGGTGCAGCTTGGATCTGTCAATTCTAATGTCATGTTCTTTCTTCATAGTCTGTTTCCTCCATTTCTGTATCTTCCTTCAATATATTCCCTTCGTGTTCCACTGTGCCCTTCAGCACGGCAATGACCTTTGTCAAAAATGCCGGTACCTTCACTCCCATTCGCCCGGCGTTCTCCGTGATCGATAAGCATTCATTCAGGATAAACCACGCCGTCACAAGCGTGGAGAAGAACATCGTCATCGGCAACGTAACCGATAAGATCCCTGATAACTTATAGATCAGGAAGTCCACGATCATCGATGCTACGATCACAAGTATGTAACCGAACTTTTTGAAAATGCCGATCATTCCCTTCCTGCTACTCCAGCCGTACTTTTCATCGTTCGGATGCTCTACCGCTTCCTTTGCACTGGCAGCCATACCGGCAAGAAAATCAATGACCATTGCTGCAGCTACCGCCACCAGCATCCATCCAAGCAATCCACACTTTGATGCAATTGCCGCCGTAATTGTTGACAGCCCAAACTGGGCTGCATAGATTTGTAATTTGTCCATAATGTACCTTCCTTTCCGCCTTTTTAGGCATTAAAATAAGGAGCTGACGCTCCTTGGGTTATCTATTTGTTCTTATTTTAGTATCAAATATCCCAGCGATTTTGCAGGAATAACCAAAGGTGTATCCAGCACTGTTCTATCTATCATGATAAGCGGAGCGGCGGCTTCTGTCATTCCTGTGCTAGTGTTGGCTGTAGTCGGTCCTTCGTTGGCATTAGTGATCCAGAGATATTTAACACAAGCGCACATTTCTTTTATCGTTACTTCATTTTCTGTCGAATTGTAAATCGCTAATTTTTCAACGGTAACATTATCTTTTTTAACTTCATTTCGAGAATACGTATAGCAATATACTCCCTGCAACCAATCCTGTAGCCAGTAATGATCTTCGTTTTCCGGCGCATCAGACGCTCCAAAAAACACTGATCTTGTATAACCGTCTGAATCTTTTCCATAGATAAACGGATTGCACGCAAAATTTTTAGCATCGTAATTCTGATTGTTTCTCACCAGCATGCTTATTCGATAAGGGAATAGCTGGTCGTATAGTGCCGCATCGCTAATGCTGGTATACATCGGAGATAAAAAAGCCTGTCTTTCAAGAATCTTAAAACGATTTTCATACTGCCACTCCTGTTTATAATAGGTACTGCTTCCATAGTTTTCACGATTTACGATAACGCCATTTACAGTCACGGTATCTGTATCGAACCATTCATCAGTTATCTTTCCCTGCGTGATAAAATCCCACGCTTTTTTACCCATTTTAGTTATCATTGTATATTGCCTCCTTAATCTGTTAAATATAGTTCTGTTTCATAACCTGGATATGTTCTTGCTGGTCTTGGTGCTTCAAATGCAATCACCGGATACACATAGATAGATAAAGGTGGATGTGGATAGCTGTCCCCACCACTTCCAGAAATATTTTCAATCTCACCCGGCATTTCCGCCAACATCATTTTGTCTGTTTTTCCGGTTTTGCTACGAATCGCATCCGCAACAGATTGCAGATCATCCAATATGCTCACTCAAATTCCTCCTTTCTAAAACTGTGTTGTCGTAATTGCCCCTATCGTTTCTGCCAATTCCTGAATATCTGCTTCAAGCTCCTCATGTGCAACATTCAGATTGGTGCACAGTTTTCCGATTGTCTCGTCCATCTTTCCCAGGTTCTCCGCCGATATGTCCGGTGGTCCATCGTTCTTCCAGCCGATCGGTTCATACTCCATCGGCTCAAATGCTGACTTTTTGCCGGGCAATGTCCCGCCCTCCGCAAGATGCAGCCCTATCAGGATCTTTGCCATTTCCTCAATGTTGGTGGATTTTGTCGCCGTGTAGACCGGTATCTTTGCACTGGTCAGTACACTGCTGTTGCCAGTCGACCCGAAGGCTCCGAAACTTGCATGGTAGATTTTCCCCTCATACTCAAATGATGCTGTATTATTTGAAAGAGGGTCATTATTCGGATAATACTTTGTCGAAAAGGAATACGAATATTCTTTTGTGTTTGATACGATCAAGGGATGCCAGTAGTTTCCATTGTGCGCGATCATTCCAATCGCCCACCACGCCTCTGTGCTCCCGTCCGGCTTAAAAGAATACTGCTCCGCATTCTGCGAAATCAAAAGATTTCCCAATCCCGTCCTTGTACCGAGTGCGAGAACCTTTGATGTTTCTGCCGTCGGTTCCGGTATTAAATAACTCGCCATAGTTGCCTCTCTTTCTAGACATTCGCCCAATATCCGTAATTTATCCTGTAACTTTGCCCTTTTTCTATTTTTGAATGTGATATAACTAATTGCGGAGTTCCGGATGTTCCTTTTAACGATAAGGAAACCACATTTATCGTAAATGGACATGCATCCCAATCAGCATTTACAGCCGCAAAAGGCATCATACCGTTAATATTTTCAACATCTATTACTGTATATACCGTTATTGCATCAGCTGTGAAAACTTTAGTCCCTGCCATGTATTGCATTCCGTTAATCCTCATGCCTGTGCATGATACAATACTAGATGTTTTTAAAATATTTTCATCACTTCCATCAATTGTCACTTCTTGTACTTTAAATGGTGCGCTCGATTTTATTACCGGCTGTTTTTTTAATTCGCCATCGTACTCTTCGTCCAGTGTTATATTTGCCGCGATCGTCTCCTCTTCTGCAGTTCCCATCCTTGTTGTATGTGATGTTTTTTCAAGATGAATACCGTAAGGATTGTGTATCGTTTTGCTGCTATCCTTAAACTGTTGTTTTACATAACCGCCTTTGCCATCTTCAACATCAAGAGTTACGGTCGTATAACATTCTGATGACACTCCTTCCTCCGTATTCATTGCTGTTGAATTATAATCACATGTAGGTCTTTGATCCAGATTTTCCTCATAGTCATACTCCATCCAATGAGCTCCATTGCCATAATAAAAGCGATATACCGTATCTGTATCCAAGTCATAATACAGATCCCCGATTGCCGGTCCCTTTATCTCTACGGTACCGTCCGGTATGGTAAGCTCATCCTTTGGTTTTCCATTTCCTATGTATTTTACTTCCAGTTCTTCCCCATTCGCTATTACCTTGGGCTTATAGTTTGACAGTTTCAATAAACTGTCAGGACTGTTCACTGTCTCCAAATGAATCCGTCCCCCAGAAATATCAATTGATTCAGCTTGAACGGTACCATTTTCTGTAACATTGAATTTATCACTGACTATCGTGATCTTTTTTCCGGAAAGATTCAGCGCATTGCCGGAAATGATATTGAATACATCCTCCGCTTCAAGATCAATGTTATCCGCCCCTGCTTTAAAGTAAGTCTTTGCCGTATCCGGACCAACACCCAGAGCAACCTCTACCAGTCTGCCGTCAGAGTCCACCTTCAGGACAACGCTGTCTGCCTGCAGCTCGATAGAGGACTGCAGCTCTTTCTCCGCACCTGTGGCACGTTTTGCTTCCAGACGGATTGCTTCATCCGTCTGTTCAAATCTGGTAGATGTCTGCTTTTCCACATTTGCCATCTCAATTGCAACTTCATCAATGCTCTTTCGGATCTTCAGCGTCCTGCCTTTGAGCTGCATCAGTTCACTTTCCTGCGTAACTTCATTCTGTCGTTTCTGGGTTCCCTTCGTCTCGTATGTATCGATCTGGGCTTGTATGCCGGAAAGCGTCCGGGAGAATATATACGAATAAACCTTCTCAGCTTCTTTCTCCGCCACGATCATGTCGCCGGTCTCCAGATATGGCAGAGCATTCAGCTTCAGTTCGGATACCGGGCGGTAATAGATGCCTTTCAACTTGGAGAGGATATTACCACCGATCACCTTAAGTTCGTCCACCGATTTCCCGTACAGCAGGAAGTTCCCGGTGATAAGATACGGATTGCTCAGATCCGTCCCGACTGTCACGCCAACGTCCTCCTCATCCGTCTGGATATTAAGACAGGTGATCTTGTCCGTGGTGTATTCCTCGCACCGGATGCTTCTGTATTCCGCTTCGGTATCAGATGCGCCGGACAGCCTTGTCATGTCCTGTGATGTGCCGCTGGAACTTGTAGGATACAACCCAACATGCGGATATAAGCCAATGTGTGGATACAAACCAATAGAATGCATATCCGGCAGATATATCACCTCGAAACTTCCACTCCGATCCATTCGTCCAAAGCCGGCATTCACCGTGCAGATTGCCTTGAGTGCCGTGGTTCCTGTCAGACTTCCCGCCGTCGGAGCAATAGTTTTCTCCACGTCCATGTCATCATTGATCAGACTCTGCGTTCGAAAAGGGATCCCTAAATGCTGTAACAGCGATTCTCTCATCGCCTTAAGCTTCACCGTCCCGTATTCCACGACCTTCACGGTGACTTCTTTGCCGTCCTGCAGCTTTGTGACACTCTTCTCCTCTGCCGGAAAAAGAGCGTTATACCACTCAGAGACATCCACGGATGCTCCATATAAAGCGTCATACGCCACAACCTTCTTATAATCCTTGTCATCCACCAGTTCCGCAGAATCAACCTGATAATATCCCATCGGCAGCTGTATCGCTGTATCGCCATCTTCATCCACCGTCTCCTGAATTGCGATAAATCCCTGCCCATTCAGCTCGTTCTGCAAGATCTCCGACACCTCAAACTCACAGGAGGATGCAATGCAGCCGCCCAGCACAAACTCCTCCTCACCGCAGATGCTTTCCTTGATCGTAACCGCTTCAGAATGAATTGTATCGTTGCCGATCGTCAGACCCAGATCTGGGAAGTGCATTTGATAGCCATGAAAATATGTACCGCTGCAAAAGATTTTCTTTTGCGCTTCTGTTAGATCTAACATATGCAGCCTCCTTCCCTAATACTCGATCAACGCCAAACGGATCGGCAAATACATCGGGGCTCCATGATATAAGCCACCATATTGGAACTGTACATCGGGCATATAAAATTTTCCTGTTGAGTAATCATCCTCCCAATCATTGTAGTACCTCGCATGAATGGTTCTGGATTCATATGATCCCTCTCCTTGTTTATAACCGGTTCGTATTGCTTTTATCAGCTTGCATTTATCTTCATATGTCAAATACGGTGTGTTCCATTCAATCTTCGTTCTATGGTGTTTCAACACTTTACGTTTCAAATAACCATTACCATTCACATAAGAGTCTATATCCTGCATCTGGCTCGGTGTCATTGTCAGATTACCGTTTGGCTGTATATACTTATAGGACAGCTTCTGATAGGTATATTCACTCTGTGCAGCATTGTAATCCGTTGGCAGAGCGATCAACCCTTTCGCATGCGAATATGCCATAAATCATCACCGTCCTTTCAAAATGTCCATAGAAAAAGACACCCGCCTTACGGCGAGTGCCTTAATTTCTCTGATAACAATATAGCATTGTAGAAGTGTGAATTGTGTGAAATGTATCCTAGTATTATTTGATATATTCCGCATCCAATGCCGGTATCGTAATTTTATTGCCTAATATACTAACATAACTCTCTGTTCCTGTGCATTTTCCATAGCATGTCACTTTGTCATTTTCCAATATTTTATTTTCCTTTTTGGAATATGTATATTCGACATACCATATGTTTCCTGAAGCATCCTCTACTCGGAGTGTTACACTATCGAACCAACCTTCAGATACTTGAATAACTTTCCCCGATACCTTCATATACTTATCTTTAAATTTATTAGGCTGTCGTTGAATCTTTTTATATGAATATGCCTTACACTTTTTCAAATAGTTGTTCTTGTTCTTTTTAGCCTTTGCCTTTTTATTTTTCTTAAATCTATCCTTACATTTTTCTATATATTTCTGTTCACGTTTGGCGTTTGACTTAATCTGTTTATCATATTTATTAGTATTCCCAGATTCAACAACATAACAATCAGACATGTCAACTGTTTTTGTCCCAAAATACTTGTGTGTCGCGTTTACTTTTCCTATAAAGCACACCCTGTCTCCAACTTTATAACCTGACACATCATCTTTGAATGTGCATGTATATTCAAAAAAGAAATTTTTCGAATTTGTATCAAATTTCAACTGACCATCTTCTGTAGACTCTACCTTTCCCACCGTCATGATGATTGTTCCTTTATAATAATCTATATTTTTATATGCAAATTTCAAATCCACTTTTCGCACATCTACATCTTTATACGCTTCTTCCCAAGCTGAAATTTTCTTTGTTTGAACATTATCTGAACTATCTGTATTTTCTTTCTGTTCCTGATTCACGTCTTGTGTCGGAGAGACGCTTGTTGATACAGTTTTCTCATCCTTGCCATCTTTAGGAACAATCCATATTACAACTGAAATAAACAATAAAATAACACATAAAAACTTTCTTAATGCGGATATCTTACATCCATTCTTCTTTGTCTTGACTAAATTATAAATTCCTACAACAACCAATATGATTGATAAAATTTTAGAAATAGTTCCTATAAACATTCCGAAAAAGATGAACAACAAACCTTTCATAGAATGATCCTCTGTCTTTTCTTTCGTTTTATTCACAGGTAGCGATTCCTTATTTTCATTTTTCTCTTTTGTGTTTAAAGATTTGATATCCGGTGCTTTTGATACCTGTTGGGCTGGAGATGACGTCCACCCTCCTTCTTTTTCTGCAATGGGTTCTGTTTTTACATTTTTTCGAATCCCATAACCACAATTTGGACAGCTTTCCGCCTGATCCGATACTTCTTTCCCACATTCCGGGCATTTAATGAGTGCCATTACATTTTCCTCCCATAAATTAAATTTGCCATATTATACCATATTTCGACAATGACTTACAATATGATTTTGCTAAAATATCATACATTCCATATATCATCAGATATAATATGGCAAATCAATCACACATATAATGGGGTCCCAAAGCGTTTCTTATGATCGCTATTTGCCTTTGTGGTTACACGAACAATATCTCCCTCTGAAACACCTTCCACATACAATGGCTGTCCATTTTGCCGACCCTCTCCCATCGCAATAATTGCATTGCATAAATATGTGAGAACCGGATTCAATGCATTATATACACCATCAGAAACCGACTGCACAATCTGTGTATTATTGGCAACTGCTGTTTTTCTTCCAATTGTTCCAACCAACTCCGGTCCTTTCTCCCGTGCCAGGAAATACTGCCCCTGCTGTGGAAAACCACCTTCGGCAAAATGCGGCGTTGGAATTTCTTTGATATTAATTCCTATAGGTTTGCCTGCCACCTTAAATTGCAATTTATTTAAGCTGCCAATAATATACTTGTTGATCCACTCTACCACCGTCTTAATTGCCCCCTTTACCAGATCAGTGACAATATCCAACTTAATAGTCTTCGAAGTGAAGCTATCCCAAGTATTCTTTATACGATTCAGCACATTTTCTCCATTTTGCTTTAAAGTCTTGATCACAGTTCCATCTTTAATAGAAGTCCACGTTTTCTTTATATTTTCAATCGCACTTTTACCAGTTTGCTTCAATGTTTTGACTGCCGTGCTGTTCTTGATAGAATTCCAGCTTTGCTTAATTTTGCTGATTGCCTCTGCTCCCCCTTCTTTCGCCTTTGCGATTAAGGTAGCAGTCTTATCCTGTATGCTGTTCCATTTTTCTTTTAAACTGGCAATTGCCCCATCTTTCGCTTCCTTTACCTCTGTCTTAATAGTCAATTTCTTATCTGCAGCCCAAGCTTCAACATCCACCCACCAGTCAGCAAACGCCTGCCAGAAATCAGACCAATCGTCATCGGTAAAATGAATAAAATCAGAATACTTCCAATCAACCTGATACTGTTTCATATCTTCAGATACCAGAGCATCACCGATTGCTTTTCCAACCTGAGCACCGATTCCTACGGCTGCCGCTGTTGCCGCAGCTCCTGCAGATGCCAGTCCGGACAAACTGCCTGTCATAAGTCCCGGCACTTGCGAAAATGCTGTTGTAATGCCAGTTCCAATCGCATTAGCAATTCCACCCACAGTAGCTGTTTCCGCTCCAACGGCTGTTGCTATCTTAGTCATGATCTTTCCAGCCAAAGGCTTCATATAATTCGCCCCAAAATCCTTGATCTTCCCTATACTCAGTTCAATTGCTCCTTTGATTTTACCGCCAAGATCTACAATTGCCTCTCCTGCAGATGTCATTCCAGATCCTATCTTACTAAGGATATTCTTTGCGATTGGTATAAATTTTTCCGTGGTAAATTCGCCAATTTTCTCAACCGCTGTTCCGATTGCTCCTTTGATTTTTCCACCAAGGACTGTAAGTGCTGTTTCATCTTTTTCCAAGGATGTCCCCATTACTTCAAGGATTTTGGTTGCCGCATTTTCAAATGTCTTCGTGGTAAGTGTGGACAATTTGATGAATCCTAATGCCGTAATGATCGCAGTTTCAACCGGCGACTGTGCAAATGCAGCTTGAATTGCTTCTGCGATCGCTCCCAGTATTTTTAATGCAAGATCACCAAAATCCCAAGCGATCCCGGCAAAATCAATAGATCCAATAGCAGTTGCTATTGCCTGCCCAACCTGATCCCATTTAACAGTGATCAACGCTGTACTGATTGACGTTGTAATACCTTTAATTCCATCCGATATCGTCTTACCTAATTCCTGCCAGCCATTCAAACCGGTATCTTTATTGACCTGTCCCATCTTATCAAAGAAATCATTGATCCCCTGTCCGACTGCATCTCCCAGCCCCTGAAAATCGAATGTAGTCACAAAGCCAAAAGCCGTTTCAATGCCCGCCTTAAGTTCCGAAGCCATTGTCTTGAAATACTGCTGGATCACGCCGGTCTTAATGGCATTATTCAATGAGGTGGCAAGCCCTTTTCCAAGGTTCACCCAGTTGACCGTGTCAAAGAAATGCTCCTCTGCTTCCAAACAAGCCTTAATGGAATTGCCAACAGCCTGCCCTAAGCCAGCCCAGTTATATTCACCAATAAATCCATTTAATGCGGTTCCAAGTATTCCGGCAATCTTGTTTAAACCATCCGAAAATTTCCCTACGTTTTTATTTACCCAGTCAATTCCCTTGTTAAGCCAGCCGGCAATCGCCTCGCCAATCTCGGTACCGTCTCCTGAGTTCCATGCATCCTTGAACAATTTCGTCAGTTTACCGGCAAATTTTTCTGCATCGGATGTCATGTCGTTATACGCTTTATTCCATACCTTTTCATAATCTCCCAAAGCGTCAGAAAGCTGACTGGTCAGATCAATCGGTGCACCGCCAGAACCATTTCCATTATTGTTTTTTCCGTTACTCTCACTTGTGGTAATAACATTCAACTCATCAAAGCCCATCAGCTGCTTTGCAAGCTTTTTCACAGAATCTGACGATTTATCTGCGCTATCTCCAATTCCGCTAACAGCAGAATCCGCATTATCAGCATCCTCCTCTAATCCATCAAATGCATCGGAATATCCTCCGCCTGATTCCCCGATCACATCTTTCAGTTTGATTCCCAGCATAGATGCCGTCCATTCAAACAACTTACGAACGGCGATTACAAGACCATTCACATACGGCAACACTTTCGCAACTGCCGGCAGAAACATATTTCCAATCGTTCTGGAAAGAGATTTAAAATTATTCTGCAATAAACGAAGCTGATTGGACGGCGAATTGATTGTTTTGGCCAGATCTCCCCAGGCAACTTTAGACTGGTCAAGAATTGCCAGCATTCGAAGCTGCATCTTCTCATTCTGCGTCATATCCGACAATGATTTTTTAATGCCATTATCATACGCATACTGCTGCAATGTCGCATTTGTAATGTCAATACCGTACTTGTACAGTGCTCTTGACTGCCCGATCAGACCAGAGGAAAAGTTATTCATGACTGTATCCATATCAAGATTTCGGAATGAAGACATATCACCTGCAAGCATGGATAACGCCTTAGATGTAACTGCAGAAGCTTCTCCAGTCATTCCAACAGAATTAGTCACCTGTGCAACTCCTGCAGCATAATTTGTCATCTGTGTTGGATCCAGACCAAGACTCTTTTTTCCAATATCCGAAAGAGTTCCATCATTCTCTATCTGAAATCCGGTCATCTTTCCCATCGTATCCGTCAAGCGACTTTTGAAAGATTCCCCATATTCTTTAGCATTCTGATAACCGTACTTTTTATAGTCCTTGCCCCATTCAGATGCAATCTTCCCAAGAGTTGTATCAAAATAATTAAATTCTTCGATGTAATCCATGGATGATTCTACAGCACCACGCAAATATTCACCAATTCCTCGAAGAGAACGGAATCCAACATATAATTTTGCCAACTTACTGATCAAATTGCCCGTAGAGCTAGTTGTCCCACGAAAGACTGGAATCAACGCTTTGAGACGACTTCCAAACGCAGACACAGCATTTCCACGAAATGAGGTCATAAGACTTCTCAATTTGCCGCCAAAACTAGATGCAGAATTTCCTGCCTGTTGAGATTCTATCCAAATGGAATGAAAACCCTGCTTCACTCTATCGAATGTGCTAAGATTCTGTTCACCACCAACAGATTCTTTCAAATCTTCCTTATACTTTTTCAAGGCACTATCGGTCTTTAAGATTTTCCTGTAAGTATCATCGAAAGGTTTATCACCAAATCCAAATCCATCTATTTTAAGTTGTTTGAGATCCGCCCTTAATTTTTGAAGTTTTTCATCCAATCTATCCGTAGACTTTATATCTGTGTCAATACCAAGAGCCTCTCTATTTAAGGCAGCTTTGTACGCCTTTGCTTCCGCCTCCACCTTCTGCAGAGCAACATACGCCTCATCCCACTTATCGGTTCCCATATAACCGCCAGATTTTTCTACATTGGACAGATTTTCTCTCGCTTCTGCAATTTTCTTGTCAAATCCATGTAAGCTATTCTCCGCTTCATGTGCCTTTGCAATCGCCTCATTAAGAGATTTTTGAGATTCCTCCACAGAATACCGGGCTGCCTCCGGAATCGCCTGATATATCTTCTGTACGTTGGCCTGCACATCGGCAATACTGCTATTGGTTACTTCTGCCGTATTTACAGGAATAACCGGTGTTTCTGTTAAATTGCCGACAAAGTTCTTTCCTTGTCCGACCGCCTCATATTCTTTCGACAATGAATGAATAGACTTCTGCATGTCCTGAATTCCGGAAGAGTCAAATTTTAAGCCACTGTCCAATGCTTTCTTGGAGGTTGATACTGCTTTTTGCAGGGCATCTGCTGTCTTCTCCGCACTCTGCGCCGCCTTTTCCATCTTCTGCACATTTGCAAGCTGATCCAGCCCCTTTGCCATTCGAGTAAAATCAGAGGTTTTCACTCCACTCATTGCCTTTGCTGCATCGCTGAAATTATGCAGACTTTTTGCAAATGCATTCAATTCATTGGTCTGGATGCCTCCTAACGTACGGCGCAATTCCATCATTTTCTGAACCAGCTTGTCAAGCTGCTGATTTGCTCCTCTTGCGGATGCCTCAACCTTTATATTCAAACTATCTACCGCTGCCATCCAAACACCTCCTGAATGCAAAAATAAAAGAGAGTGACCTTATTCAGAATCACTCTCCTGTGCCGACTGCCCCCGCAATCGTTGTCTCTCTTCTCTTGCCTTTGCCCGCTGATTCCGTCCCTCCATAATCTGGAGATTCATCACCAGTGCCTCTCTCGCATTATCAATTTCTTCCTGCGTATAGCCATCGTGTTCCGCCCGCTCCCTGCTTTCCTCCGCAGTTCCAAAACTCAGCGGCTTCTCCGGATACTCTCCACCAAAGCAGGCATTTAAGGCACGCATAACATAAATACCATTACGCCATCTGTCATGCTCCTCCACCTCTAGTTTTTTCTGGTATGCCTCTCGGAACGGCTTAAGCTTCGTTGGATTCAAATGCCAGAACAATTCATATGGCACCCCATATAAAAGTGCATTTGGCAGAAACTCTGTCCTTATTCGGTCCCGGAAAGATTCTCTGTCTCTGCCTTCTTCTCTTCCTGCGCCGCTCTCTGAGCCTTGGTTGGCTTCTTGCGCTTGTGATCCGCCGGCTTCTTGATTCCCTTGGTGGTTGCTGCATTCTTCAGATTGTCCAGAATGTCCTCCATTCCGGTTCGTTTGAAAAAACCGTCCTCCTCCATCTGAGAAGCAATCGCAGTACAAAGTGCATAATAAGACATCGCCCTCTCATCTTCAGGATGTTCCTTGCAAAACTGCTTGTACAAATGTCTGGCATCTGCCCGGCTCTGGATCATCCCATCACCATCCGGTCCATGATTCTCCAGCAATCCGGCATAAAACATATCCATTGCCATCCTTGGCAGATCTGAAAGACTCATCAGAAAATCTCTCACCTGCATCTCCTCGGAATGAGTACTGTCAATCTTCGCAGTCATTGTCCCGCCAAAAATATCCATTGCCGCATCAATACACTCATGACGTTCTGCCGCCTCAAATGTATATTCCAAAGTAATTACTTTTCCACCTACTGTAATCTCCATAGTCAATCTCTCCTTTGCAAAGAAAGGGCGGTTTCCCGCCCCCATATCATGTGTTCTTACGCTGCTACCGGCTCAATAGCTTCTCCAAATCCCATATATTCGTTAATAATATTGGAAATCTGAAGATCAAGCTTATTGCCCGGCTCCAGATCTGGCATCGGAATCTCGCCCGGCTCAAATTTCACAAAATAAGAACCAAATCCCGGAATGTAGATATCAGCCCAAGTTGCCTTCTTCTCCTCTTTTCCTGCTTCCGCTGCTGCCAAAAGAGCGTTCCATGCCGTAACAAAATCTGATGATCCATTGAAGTTAAGATTCCAGTCTCCACCGGTGTCACCGACACCTGCAATGTACTGTTTGATCTTATCCTCAAAACAGGTCACATCGATCTTATCTTTGGTGACATTGATACCGGCAATCTTACTGCAACGCTTCACCCAGGTAAATGACTTTGGCTTGGTTCCGGCAGTCTCCTCAACAGCCCAGCCGAACTTTACACCAATTGTAGATAAATCCATCTTCTTTTCCTCCTTTTTTTGGGAAACAAAAAGAACCTCGAAATCTCGAAGTCCTTTCATTTACTGTTTCTATCATAAAAATGCCAAAGCATTCTTATTTCATATTCTTTTTTACAACTCATCGCCATCACCGACAATCCTTCGGAATCTCGCAATGATTCGGAAATACTCCCGATTATCTGGGTACGGACCCGCAATCAGATCATACCCCATGCTAAGCATCACATTTCCTGCCGCATCCATGATCTTTCTCGCTTCTGTCTGCGATCCATTTGGCGATGCTGCCGAATACGCATGTATCTCGATCGTGGATGTGATGTAGCACTGCGTATTCTGGAAGTCTCTGCCTGCTGTGGGTTCTCCAAGCGATTTGATATACAAACACGGAAACTGCGTTGGTGCATCGGATGAATCCGTAGAAGTCAGATACAACTTCGGATACGGTGCATCCGGATCTGTTTTCAGCCTCTGCATCATACGCTTATTAACCTTGTTCCATACGCTAAGCACCGGCAAACACCTCCCTCGCTATCTCCTCTATTCTTTCCCGCAGATCCATACCGGTCTGGTACAAAAAAGGACGGCTTGGCATTCCCTTTGTCCAATGCCATTCGCCATCCTTAAAATAATACCAACCCATATCGCCATGCTGATTCACATCATATTTCCACCCCACAATGGAAGTATCCGGATGCGGGGATTCCTGCCCTACGATGCCGGTACCAAACTCCACATATGCTGCCCACGGGCAATCCGTGATCACAAGCCAGCTTGCACCATCCGGCACAGAGCCACTATACTCTGCCCGAATACTTGATAACAGCTCACCGCTGTAGATTGCATCAAAGTCCGCAATGTTCACTCTGGCAATCTCCACACCAATCTCCGCCACACGCTGGGCAAGAATACGGCATTTATGTGTAAGCTGTTCCTGATATGCCTGCATTTGTTTTATGGCAGCATCAATAGAGGATGGGCTGTCGTAGGTGAAATTTATTTGTTTTGACATAATCCTACCTACTATAACAATATTATTTCTTTACCACTTATTCTTTTTCCTGCCTGTAATTTTTTCATATAGTTCATCACTGCCATCATATTTTTTCTTTTGCATTGCCATAGATAACTGTGCTGTTGCAAAATTATCGTCCAAAAAATAATATATATCATTCATGCATTCTGCAATTTGTATTTTCTCGCCTAAAAGAATTTCAAAATCATTTTTCATTAAATCAAATACTTTCTCATATACCTCAATTCTGTGAGCAGTATGGTCATGAAAACTTGCCATCATTATTGTTTCTGCAACACGATATTTGTTTATCTTTATAGGATTAAATTGATGAACAATATATTTTTTAAACTCAGTGGAAATACTCTTGTCAAACACTTCCTTAGATGCCACAAAATCACTTTGAGCCAAATGAAATGTCCAATTTCTTACATCTCTTAACTCTTTTAAATCTTCATCAACATCCCTAGGTATATCTGATAACTTGTATTTAGTTTTATTCATTAGTTTTCTAAACATAATATAAGAAAACCCTGTGCTTGCTTCATCCACAAAACCTTTTAGTAAGCCATGTGATACATTTTGTATTTTGTCTTTCCATTCTTCACAAATATCAAAATCAATATATTGCTTATTTTGTTTAATTATTTCTTCTAAATACAAGCCTAACTGGCCATTATATCGAATATATTTTTCCAACAGAGGATAGATATACTCAATCAAGCCGTATAAAGCATACAAATAATCATCTTTATTGTTGAAATTCATATTTTTATAATTCTTTTTCCCCATAACATCACACTCCTTTCATCGCTATTATACGATAAAAGGAGCTACATTGGAACATTATTCTACAACAACCCAATCCTCTGCAAGCACATCCCCGATTGATGGAACCCACATCGAGTGTGAACCGTCTACCTGTCTAATCTGCAAATATGGATTGCATTTGAATAAATCTCCCTCATCCATTTTCCATGCTTCTGCTGTCTGCTTATTACATGGAATACCATCAGGATACCCCTTCTGATACACAACAAACATTCCTTTGCCGTTCCATCCCTCACGAGCAACCTTACACCCTTTCTTCAAAAGCTCCAAAGCGATACCAAATGTCATGCCCATGCAATCTCTGTATGCTTCCTCAAACTGCTTTTTCGGTGACCAACTCTCATATCCATCGGAATACATTACCAAATACCCCTCACCTGCCGGATTTTCATCTTTTGGAATATTCCAGCCACGGTATTTATTGTAATCTCCTCTGTTCATGGGTTTTGCTTTGATCATCTTTGTACCAATATACTGTTTCACCATAAATCTCTCCTTTACCAATCCTCTAAATCACTACCCGGATCCTGCCCCGGCCCTTCTGTAATGTTATTTTTTTCCTGTTCCATATCTTCCGCAACACTCTGCGCAATCAGCTTCACGGCAATACGCAGACTTTGCATTCCATCCAACGGATGTGCCGCCACCTTATAATTTGCACTGGACGGATCAACAGAACCATCATCAAGGTATGACGGCTCCTTTCCAATCCATAAAAGTGTTGTTTCCGTGATTGGCAGACTCATATCTGTACTGCAGATAATTCGATCATAGTCCACCGATGTTCCAAATGGATTCTCCTGCGCATTGCTCTGTCCCGTACTAAGGCTTGCCCGGAATGCCATTGGCTTCTTGTATCCGGCTTTGCACTCCAGCACGTCATCGCCTACCGGCATCTGCTTATCATACAGTGCATAATACATTTTGCGCTTATTTCTCTTTAACTGCTTTCGCATAAACATCTCTCCCCATAATTGGTATCGCTCCCAGCCTCCACATAGATACCGCCCTGCTTGACATAAGGAGAGATTCTAAGGAATCGCCAAGCGTACCACTTGATTCTCTAATAGACCTGTGCAATCGGTACAATACCCGAAAAAACGCTGTCTCTACTTTCCCAGCTAACAGAAATTCCATTGTCTGAATTAGACTTCTGAAATTCACCGCCAATCATGCCATAATCATACATGGCAAGATTTTTAATGTTAGAAAAGTAGTTTTGCAAGTCATTGACAACATATTCCTCTGTGTAACGTCCTGCATAATTGCGTTTCTGCTTTACCTCCCGCACAGCTCCCTTAATCTTTGACTGTAAGAGAAGAATATCCTGCTCAGATTCTACTTCCAATTCAATTTTCAATTCCGACAGAATTTCATTGATCAGCGTTTCTTCTGTCAGGACATCCTTCTCTTCACCAGCCATAACCTACTCCTTTTCCTCTGTAGCAGCCTTTGGCTTTCTGCCTGATTTCTTATCCTCTGCCACATTCTCAACAACCACATTTTCCTCTTTCAGCTGTTTCCATCCGCTGTTGAGAAATGCCTCTAACTGCACCTTACTTTCAACCTCATTGGTCATTCCATCTTTTTCTACTTTATACATATTTTCGGCCTCCTACTCTGCACTCTTGTGAACACCAATCGCACATGCCTTCTCTTTTAATACAAAAGCATCATATCTGACACGACCTTCTACAAGCCAACCGGAGATACCAGGTGCATCTGTATGGATCTTGTACTCCTGCAATTTAACTGGTGATGGCATAACGATCGCATTCGTGATGATAAAATCAACATTTTTAGGGAATCTATTCGTAGGAGCCTTAATAACAGGTACCCCATCAATATCACCTACAATGCCGGTAATTGCAATTTGTGTAGCCATATCACCTTTTTTGGTGAACGACTCATCCAGCTTGATCTTATTGTAGTATGCAGGTGTGCACAATACCACTCGTCCAAACTGTGGAGCTTCATTATCATCCAAAATGCCCTGCACTGCCAAAAACTCTTCATAAGCGTTTTCCTTAGTAGTCACAAGCGTTTTTACATTTGCTACCGGTGCACCAGCAACCAATGTTGAAATACGATATGTATCTACTTCCGGAATGACAACCTCATCAATCTGACGGCGTAAAGCCTTTCCAGCTTCCATCACCATCATTGTGTCATCATAATTCTTGCGATCGATTGTAAATGTAAAAGAACGATCCTGTTTAAGAGTCATTTCCTGAGTCTCGTTACCAAGTTCCTCCGGCGTACCATAACGATTGGTACCAGACACTGAATAATCATTCATTGCTGATGTTGGAATGGAATACACATTAACCGTGGACACTCCGATCCAGTCAAACTCACCGTTTACAATTCCATTTGTCAAGGAGCCTGTAGAAAATCTCTCATCTACATTCTGTGAATATTTGCTTGCATAATTTACTGCCATAATCATACCTCACTTTTCAAATCTTTGTTTACATGTTGAAACCTTTCAAAAAAGCATCTTCTTCATCATCTGAGTTTCCAGCCGGTGGTTTCGGCATAGACTTCATCCAATCGGCTTTCATTGCTTTTTCCTTTGCCTCGATAAAGGTCTGCTGAATGCTGAACAGCTCGTCCGTGTCGTTATCACACTGTGCTTCCGCTGCCTTCGTAGCCAGATCTGCAGGATATCCAAGTGCAAGGAAATTCTTCTCAAACTTTGTAATTGTATTTTCACGAAGCAGCTTCTGGAACTGTTCCTCCCTCTCGGCTTCTTTCTCTGCCTTTTCCTGCAAAGCAATCTCCTCTGCAGTCTGCTTTTCACGCAACTGCTTTTTGTAGCTTGCCGCTTCACTGGTTGCCTTGTCATTTGCCTTTTTCAGTTTTGCATTCTGTACCTTAAGCTGTGCCACCTGTTCTGCAAGGCTGACACCGTCATCGCCCTCATCATCCGGATCTGCTTTGTTTGATCCTTCGCCAGACTTTCCGCCTGTCGCAGATGTGTCTCCAGCATCACCGTCACCGCCTGCAGGAGGCTCTGCAAATAACTGTAAATTCATCGGGATAAACTCTTTCTTTCTCATATCACTACCTCATTTCTGCGTTTTCAGATCTTCTCTGATCATCATTGCGTTTTAAAATCTTCTCTGATTTCCAATTGTCCGCGAAATTTGTATTGCGCTTTCTCTAGCGCATAATAAAAAGACGCTTATCTCAGTTGTGAGGTAAACGTCTTTCATTGATCATATTAAATTTTCGGATTTCTCCTTATACAAAATATAACACATTGGAAATGTGAATTGTGTGAAAGTCTGTTTTTGCCACACATATATTTGACATCGCTTCCATGCAGTGATAGTATTTTTATGAGATATCTTAAAGGAGCAGATACCTTGCCCCCATATTTGGGCGAGGCCATCTACTCCTCTTTTGTATCACTCCAATATTCCTACGCTACCATCAGCGTTGTTGCTTTCCAAAAGTCTCGTTAAAGTGCTTGATTCAACAGTTCCTCCGCATCTCCCACCATATCAGTAATAGTTTCTGCAACCACCTTTGCATCATCAAAAAAATATCCCGAAATTTTCCATAAATCTGCAGGCGTCGCTACATCCTGTCCAAAATACTGTCTCGTCAAGATTGCTGATAGTACCCTTGCCCTTTCCAGTAAAACACTCGCTTCCAAAACCTTTTCTTCTGATTTGTTCATAATATTGCTCCTTATTATTCCTGGATCTTTGCTATTCCACACAGTATATCATCATCATTTCTCGCATAACACTTTCGTACGCTGGCTTCAAGTCTTTATCATCAGCTATTATACTTAAATATGTTATATGCTGCTTAATCCATGACGATGATTTTCCTCTCTCAAAAGCCTTTCCTCTTTCATTAGTCAACCTTGTCTTTAAATTGCAAGGTCTTTTTTCCGTAAGACGCTGGTAGCTTTCATTCCATATAACTCCGAACACTTCCTTACTGGAAAACTGTTCTAACTTTGGAGATTTAGCAATCTTTCCAGCACAGTTCTTACACCATTGCTTAAAATCATCCGAACTGTCATTCTTCTCATATGTAGCAACGACAACATCTAATTTCTTTTCTATTTTCTCCTGTTGTTTTTTTAATCTATTTTGTTCCGCTTCCTGCTTTATTAAGCTGTCAATTATTCCAGCTACAGATTGAAGAAGTGGCGATGCTTGACTTCTGTTTACAACTTCTTCCTTTGTCTTTTCTTCGACTGTTGTGAAATATTCTCTTGCTTCCTCTGCTCTTGCTCCATTACCTTTACATGACAGCTTCTTTGCAAAGTGAGCTGTTAATCTATAGTCAGTTGTTGCCTGTCCACCCCATTCGTCATTAAGTACGAATGCCCAATAATCAACATTTTCTTCTGCAAATCCATTCTCTGTGATATTGGTCTTACACCATTTTGAATAATTACTAGGACTCAATTCCAAAAATGCATACAACTTTCTCGCTGTTGTCATTCCATTCTTATCGACACCTAAAGCAATCTCTATCGGTGTCTGCATTGTTATTTCTGATACTCCCTGCATTAAATTATATCTCTCCTTTCAAAAATGCTTGCCCCAACACGAAAAGTAAGATATAATAATATTTATCAATACTTTTGTATTGGTTGTTATCAGGGTAATCGTGTGACCGTCAAATCTTGCGATTACTCTTTTTCTTTTTTCTTAATGTCTTCCATAATTAAATCAACAATGTACTGCTTTAATGTCTTATCGTCTTTAAGTGCCTGCATTTTAGCTTTTTTAATTATTGATTCGTCAATCTTTAGTCCTACAGATTTTTCCAAATATTCTCACCTCCGTTCCAATGTCAATTATATATTTTGTTATTTATTAAGTCAAGTGTTATTTATTTGTTTTTTATCTTTTTCTCATTTATACACTTATCATCTTTATATAAATATGGTATACTTAATAAAAAGAAAGAAGGTGTATATTATGAGTAAATCATTATCAGGACAATCCAATTTATTAGATTTATTCTATGAAGATGAGATTAAAAAGTCTTCCGAAACGTTTTCGTCTCGTCTTAAACAATTACGTTCTTCACTGGGAATGACACAAGTACAGTTTGCAGAACACATCCATACCACCCAAACGACCCTTTCATCTTATGAAAATCTTGGAAAAACGCCTTCTCTTGATGTTGCTATCACAATCGCTAAAGAATGTAACGTTTCAATAGATTGGCTCTGTGGATTATCTGAAACCAAAAGCATAAATGGAACTATAACAACTTATTCCGACCTATTTAGGTCATTAGTGAAAATTTTAGAATTTTCGTATACTTTGGATGATAACTCTTTAGTACCTATTATCCAGACAATACATTATGAACACTCCAACACTCCTCTCTCCCTTGAGTTCTACGAAGACATAAACTGTAGAAATTTCATTGTAGCTTGGATTAAGATGTTTAAACTTTTAAATGATAAAACTATCGAACGAGATCTTTATGAGTTATGGTTAGAAAAAGAATACTCCAAATATAACCGTCCTATAGACGGACTCCCTTTTTAACTTCTTATTTAACAAAAAAAGAGCCATAACGGCTCTTTTTCACATTTATAAAAAATATTCTATTAAATCAATCCCTCTTCTCTCTGCTTCCACAACGGTTTATAGTTTCCGTCTAAATACTCCTGAAAATGCTTTCCTAAATACTCATTCTCCTCATCAAATTCAGCAAAAGTCATACCTTCCCTTGCAAAAGGATACTCGCCAAACATAGGATTCATTACATCCACTATAGTTTCAGCCCTTTGCTTTAAATACTCCTTATTTTCCATATACTCTAATTCCTTCCTTAACAAAGTCCTGAACAGCACATTGAACCATCTCTTGTTCTATCTCCAAACTATTTCCTGTACTTCTCATCTTTCTTGCAATGTCCTCATATTTCAACTGTAAATACTCCCCTGACTTCACTCCGTTGGATACAGCCACATTTATTATACCATTATTTGTTACAGATACAATAGCCTCAATTTCTTTCCAAGACGATAATTCCTGTATATCCGGAAGTGAAAGCCCCGATTCTGTGTTGTGATTATGCACCATCACAAAATTGCCGCCCTTATGCTGACGAATATACGGATAATAATAATCCACACTTGATGTTCTCTCCGAAGTGCCAAAATCTACCTCCTCGCCAGTTTCCAAATCAATCAGCGAACTATATTCATATCCTCTGTCACTGCCATATTGAGCAACCTTTTTAGCTGACGCTGAAATCATCTTATTTATTTTATCACTATATTCCGGAATATCTACCTGATAGCTTGCATTTTCATTGTATTTTACAAATTTCCCTGTATAAGTATCCCAGGCTCCCGCCGTTTTTATGTACTCCACCGAACACCGGCAGTTCACAATCTCTTCCAAACCAGCTCCCAGAGAGTCATCCTTTGGATACATCATCATATATTTTCCAACCCGAAACGGACGGCTGATATCAACAACCTGTCCATCTACATCCGCATGATCTGCCCGCACTCTCTCATCCCGGTAGGACTTCCACCTCTTCCTGGTACAGCCGTTTTTCACAGCATTGCTGTATTCCTCTCCATTCAGAATGGTATTTGCTTCGTTCTCCGCCACACTGGTGGCGCGTTCTAATGAAACTGCATAAGAATCCTGTGATACCTTAATCACATCGCTGTCTGTCAAGGCTTCTCCCTGTTTCTTCCCATCATCCTTCCCACTCTTTAAAGTTGTTTTGACAATACTGTTACATACCTTCCGGATATACCGCTGCATTTTCTGATCCGGCTCCGTTACCTTTTTCACCGATGAAATATATCTTTTCTGAAATGTCTCCGACAGGTACCGGGTATCTCGATTTCTTCTGGATAAAGCAAATAAAAAAAGCACATCCGCCAGCAGCAAATTTGCTAAACGAACACGCTTTTCTTTCTCTTCCTCACTGATCTGCATATTTTCGAAATAATCATGAATCGGTATTTTTTTCCGGATGGCTTTCCGCCGGTCATCCTTAGTTGTTTCGGTCGTTGAAAGTGTATTTAACTCATCAAAATTTGTTAATCCCATCGCTCATCCCTCCACTCTACGCATTGGCAAATGGAGTTGCCTGCGGCTGATCTGACATATCCGGCATATTCTTTCCATCCATAATCGTCTGTTTGTCATTTTCCCCTTCCGATGCTGTATCCACAGTCTCTGATCCTTTCAATTTACTTTCCAAAAGCTTATTGACCATTTCCTCGCTGTCCAGCACAAACTGCTGTGCATCGGTCGTAAAGCCTGCCAGCTCTGTTGCCTTGAGCAGATCAGCGCCGTTCTGAATCAAAGTTGCCCAGGAATTGACTTTCGTTGCCAGATCGTAGGTCCTGTTTCTATCAAACTTCGGTTCAATATCCGCCAGTCTCAGATTTCGCACCTCTTCCGGTACATCCGGATCATTACTGAAAATCTCCAGCATAATGCGAATGCATTCTTTCTCTGACTTCTTAGTCAACTGAGATTTCTTTAATGCAGAGAGCTCCGCTGCCTGCCATCCATTCGACAAGCTCATTGCGGATCCGGTAGAACCGCCGCCCTGTTCCTGTCGTCCCGGCACATTTGTCTTTTCGTGAATACGATCAATAAAATTCTGTGTCAGAGTTTGGATTCCATCCTGTGACATCTCCTTGGACAGATACGCCATTTTCGGATCATGACCGTTGCCGGTAGATTTTGTTTCGATCAATGCTCCATTTCTTACGGTGGAATTGCCATTCTCATCCTTCGGCAGTTCTGCATTATGTACCCACAGCAATGACTGCACACACTGGACAATATCATTCACTCTGTCCGACGTTACAATATTCAAGGCATCAATCTCCGAAATCACACGCTCAAAGCATCCCATCCGATCATAATCATTGATATACTCCACAATAGGAATTGCCGCCGGTATGTTCTTTCTACCATTCCCATTTGACACAAACCACTTCTTTCGTTTACTCTCACCTTTGATTTTAGAAATGTTCTTTACCTCAAAATAGGTATCCTCAGTATAGCAGCCATAGGTGGAGTTTCCATTCTGATCGGTAATATATGACACCCCCATAATCGGCCTGCGGTACACATCATTGGTGTACACAATAAAGGTGTTCATCGGATTCAATGTGAGAATATCCACAACGGAACTTCCAAAACGATACTGATCCGGCTTTGCCTTAATCAGCCGGTACCCAACTCCACAGATTTCAATAAACCTTGCCAGCTCCTGATCTGCAGACGGCTTATTTTCCTCTTCCATCATCTCATTAAGCATCGCAATACCGACATTATCCGCATCTTTGTTATTCTCCCGGATTCCTTTATTGGCTCGCTGCACATACCGGATTGGCGAGCCCCATTCATATCCCAACTTAAACTCCGTGATCTCCGCAGCCATATTGTCCTTGACCTTGATATTGATTTCCGGCCGGATCTCTTTGATTCGATTATCAATCGGCTGGAGACCACGCTCATAATCCAACAGAAATTTTATATCCGATCTATTCTGTTCGTGGATCACCAGTGCATCCCGAAGCACCTTCACCACGTTATCCTTCGTAATCTGCATCACATCTGTAAAGATCTGTTTTCTTCCAAACTGCACGACAATCCACCTCTTTCTGCATAGAAAAAGAGCCCCGGCAGTTTGTAGACCGCCTGGCTCTCTGATACTGTTTCATACTATTAAATTAGCATTATTTGAGTGTGAATTGTGTGAAAAGTATATTAATCGTTTCCTCCTAATCCAAAATCACAATCATAGGCTCTCAATATTGCTATATTAAGATTATACAATACTTGCATAAGAGAACGTTTATCTTCACAAAGCAAGTGGATATTATCCTCATCCTTGACGCAAATACATTCCATCAATCGTCTTTCGCGTAGTTTTTCTAAGTCCTCTTGACTCGTTTGATATGGATCTTCTGGATTTTTGTTTCCTTCCTCAACTAATTGCTTAAGAATATTTTCAAAATCTTTTTCTGGAATTTGTTTACTCATTGATCGGTTGCTGAACAAAGCTATTGTCGATTTATAACTATCTAATCTTTTATATGTATTAGATGCTATCAGTTCATTCTTTATTTGTTCTATATCATTCGATACAATTTTCACTTCACTATTTTCAACATATTTCAATTCCGTATGATTTAAAAGTTGCTTACAAAAATATTTAATAAAACCTGGTTCTGTATCTTTTAATGGATTATCCAATATATTTTGTAATGATGCCCAGAAAAAATTGTCTGTAAATGATATATATTTGTCCTCAAGTTCACTTGATTTAGCCCAAGATTCTAATGTTTTACTTCTAGGGAAAAATGCATTGTTTTTTTGCATCCAATTCACAATCTGCTCTGACATCCATTCCGTAATGCTAATGTGCTTGTTAAAAACAACCTGTGCATATGAAAAAAATTTATTAATCAAATATTGATCTGCGGCAGCAACTCCTTTAGGGGATATGCATAGTATTTTCCTACCATTATAATCCCCCTCTTCCATGCATCCTATAAGTTGATCTAATTCAAAAGCACCAAAACTTGTTCCGGAAAACATTGCATCACGCATTAAGTAATCTATACCATCCGCGTCTAATTCAGAATGAAGAATTTGAACAAGCAAAGGATCTGTTACTCCCTCACGCTCAACATTTCCTATAATCATATCCGCAATAATGTCTGGTGCTTTGTCCCCACATTCATTCACAATAATGTTACGTATTTCTTCATTACAACTTACAATATGCGCCCCTATTTTTTCATGATGCCAACCAGTTGATTTATCCATATATAAACTTTTATCTGATTTTTTCAATTTATCAATAGATGATTTTGCCCTCTGATTAATATTTTCACAAAAAGAATCATCTGGAAAACTCTCTAAACTTTCTTTATAGGGAAATTCACACACATGAGATAATGGATAGTGCCCTATATCATGTAGCAAACCAGCCAATCGAACAATTTTTCGCATTTCTATTGATAAATGCAACTTTTTAGCAATCTTATCAGCAATAAACATCACTCCCAATGAATGTATATAACGAGTATGTTCAGATCCCGGAAATACCCAATTCACAATACTCAACTGCTTTATACTTTGCAACCTCTTAAAAAGACGTGTATTCATAATTTTTTCTTCAGCTTCCGTATAATATATAAATCCGTGTACGTTATCTAAAATACGCCCTTTAAATTTTAGTTCTTCTCTTACATTCTCTTTTTGACTTTCCAAAACATCTTCTCCCTATGCAACAAATAATTCCTTTAGTCTTTCCAATGCAACTTTATTATCGTCGTGTTTATTCAAATGATTTTTTCTTTTGACCAATTCTTCTATAACTTGCTCATCACTCGCCGATGAAGGTAGTATATTTTCACGTAAATATTGCATCGACCCCAAACACTCTGCCCAATCCTTGGTATCATAATGTATATCGCTATGCATTATAACATTATTAAGTGCCTGAATCACCGTTTCAGCATCTCTTGAATAGCTTACATTTATATCCATATCTTTCGTCTGAAAATTCAAAATGTCATTTTGTAAACTTTGACTATATGGACCATGTTTATACCACATAAAATCATAATCACCTACTGAGATTCCTAGCTCCTGTAACAGATACATCGCTTTTTGCATTTCTAAACGATCATCAAATGAATTTTTAGAAAATGTTTTTTCATAAATTTTCTTAAACACTGATCCTAATACATAACTTGCCATAATCTTCCTCCTTATACATCCATATAATCTTATGCAGTATTATATATTATATCACCTTTTTGCAAAAATGTGTACTCTTTATATATCAAATATTTCAAAGAACTTCTCTGTTGATAATTTTTCAACCAACCATTGCCCCCTCCAAATACCTGTCAACCACCTTCGATACTGTACTCCGATCCAAATACAGCTTATCAGCCACCTCTTGCTGTGTCATACCATCCCGGTACAGATACTCAAAGATCAATCGATCCCTGCTGTCAAAAATGGTCGTCAGGAAGATATCAATCTCCAACTGCAGCTTCTCCAGTTCAATCCGTTCATTATGCAGTTTCACGATCAACTCATACTGCTTGTCTTTCCAGTATTTCCTGTCCTTAACCTCGCAGCCGGATACCGTCACTGAAATTCTCTGATACGGAAACTGCTTATTGGAAGACTGCACCTTTCCAAGATATGCCTCCGGCGGATTATCTTTATAATGCTGCAGCTTCTCCTCGTCCTTGCGGATCACCTCGGACAAATAACGGTACTGTTTCAAAATATCCTTCGTCATGTGCATTCCTCCTAAAATGTTCTCTGTGATACATTCGCTTTACAAACGGTAGCACCATCTGCAAGCATTACCAACTGTGTAATACCATCTGCTGCATCATCGTGATCATTGTTGCCGATCTGAACAGTCATATTTAATTCATCCATCGCATCGTGATATTCTTTGTCCCTCTTATTGGCTGCAAGGAATTTGCACCGCCTCTTGACGTCTGGTGCATACTGGATGATCTTCGCCAGCTTGCTCATGGTATTTGGTGCCTTGCTGGATGATATGCTGCATTTATATCCTTCCTTCTGAAGCATTTCATCGATCTTGTCCGCATACTCATCACCACCGTTATTTGCCTCAAAATGCTCCATCTGCGGTTTATGATGCAATGTCTTTCCAACCACAAGCGGCTGTGTTACGGTCTTATCCCCACGGTTAAAAATCCAATCCGGAATGTAAATATATCCGTCATCGTATTCGTATCCAAACGGCATCGACAGACTGTCACCGCCGCCCCAAGCTACATCACAGGCAGCCAATACACGGATCATACTGCTCTCCGGCGGCAGCACGCCATTGTACGTCTGCAATTCATCCTCTGCGAAAAGCAGTCCCTCACGCACAAATGGTCGCTGCTGGTATTTCGCCTCCCATTCATTCTTATCCAAACGACTCTTCACATTCAAGAAATACTCCGTTGAAAATCCCTTGCCATAGTCATAAACAAAATTGGACTCCCCATTCTCATTCAATGCCGGTATCTTTCGGAATCTATATCTTTGGTTATCTTTGTACTGTTTCTCTACTCGGCCTAATGGATCCAGAACATTCCATCTGGTGCCAACCATCAATTCTCTGGTTCCATCATTTTTACGATCCACCAGAAGATTCAAATAATCCTGATACCGTCCCTCTAATCGTGACGGAGATAAACTCTCTTGTCTGTCACGAACCATATCATCAACATACAGATAACCGTCCCAGGAAATATCAACTGCACCTGTCCACGTTCCATCAATACCACGACAGGTTAATGTGGCAAAACGATCCGGATCATTCAATGTAACTTCTTTCTTCTCCGCCGACTTCTTCTGCAAAAAAGCCTCCGGAAAGATATCTGCAAAATGATACTGTCTTTTCTCCTCCGGTACATCCAATTCCATAAGATTTAGTGCTTCGCCATAGAATCCATCTGCCAGTATTCCACTATGCCCTGACATTGCATTATGACTGTTCGGTCGTTTTCCCATAACCCATGCCATAAAAAATATACATATCGTTGATTTTCCTACTCGCGGCGGCATTGACAATCCATAGAATTCCAGCTTGCCATCTTCCAAATCCTGCAGATCATCCACAACCACCTTCAAGGTCCTCCGGCGTGGCATATAAAATCTTTTTTCCGGAGCTCGGTCCTTCTCCATGTAATACAAAAAATCCACAAAGAAATACGGTGCCAGCATCAACGTAGCTTTCCAATACAGATTCATAAAAGCGATGCTGTTCTCTTTACGACTCTGCCTTGCTGCGATCCGCTGAACCTCTTTCGCCTGCTGCAATGCATACTCTAGATCATCCTCTTTCTCCTCGATTGCCATATCAAGCAAAGCACCGGCAAATTTAATATTGGTCAGATCTTTCCGATGCAAGCCACGGATGAGCTCTTTATTCCTTTCTGACATAAAAAAGACACCTCCACCAAAGCAGAGATGCCCTTGCAAATCTGCCTGTAATTTTTTCAGGTAAACACCGCAAGCCATTTATGCGGCGGAAATATCAACATATTCAACCCTGACATAGACCATCAGTTTGACTGACAGCATATCATTGACCAAATAAACGCAGAATGCGGGACTCGAACCCACAAGCCAAATAAACGACCGACAGATTAGCAATCTGCTCCAATACCATTCTGGAAACTCTGCATATATTTCTTGTAAATAAAAAATACCAACCACCTATTCGTTATTGAATATTGATGGTTGGTAAAGATTAAAATTTCTCTTAATTTATTTATACGATATATCATCAAACTTATCTTCAAGAGGCATATATTCAGATGCTGCGGCAATTAGTTCTCCAGCCACATTATCCCAAAACACTACCTTTGTCTTTCGATTTTCTTCCTCAATTGCTTCAACCGTTGGTACATAGTCGCTGTCACCCAAAACAAGTACAAATACATCTCCCTCTTCAGACTCTCTATAAAGCTTTTTATTTATCCTCTGAACAATTCCTGTATCAATTTTCTTCTCTTTATTTGATACATTTCGTTGACATGTCTCCACATGAAAACCTGCTTTTTCCATAGATTTCCATAAACTATCTTTTTGTGTAGGTTTAGAACCAATAATTATCGCTTCTTTAATTTGTTCTAATTTCCCGTCAACAACACAAGATAATAATTTTCCAAAGTCTAATTTCCAAGAGTTATCACAAATTTTTCTATCATGTGCTGTTACAATGTCACTAACATACCCTTTTCTTACAGCCGACGCATATTTTCCCTCTATCCATACATTTGAATTATCCACAAAAACATAATATCCCATTTACAATTCTCCTTTTACAAATTGATAGGAAAATCATACCCCTACAACCATCAATATTCAATTATCAAAGAACCATTTTCGTTCGACAAATTTCGACATCACCCTTTATGCGCCCGAATGATCTGCGAAATCCTCGACTGTGAACATCCCATCTCATCCGCGATCTTTGCCTGTGACCACTTAGCTTTACAAAGAGCCATCACCTTACCCTCATCAATCGGCTTTTTCTCTTTCTCCAACTTATCAGGTATTACGAGCTCACCGGTGCCCTTTTCAATGACTTCATTAACTTCATCCACAAAATCATCAACAATAATGTGATCTTGTGCAATCTCGCTTTTTACCTGCTCCTCAAATATTCTCTGATTTTCTACTGCCTTCTTTCGATCCAGTTCCATTACCGTCATCAGACAATAATTCGCCAGGTCAAGACAGGTATCCCGAATGCTTTCATCCATCACTTTCTGCTTTGCTCCGCCGGCAAGATTCTCCAACCGGTTCCATTTATCTTCCATTCGGACCAGTGCAGCAACGATCCCGTACTTTTTAAAGGACCTGCCGAAGCTGTCACCATAATCATGATTCTTTCGTACATACACATCGTGCACAAAATCAACCAGCTTTTTGTGTTCCTCAATCTGACTCATCTTTTTTCCTGCCTTTCTCTTCCTTGAATTTTCTGATTGCTGCCACTTCTGGAACAAGGTTATGTGGTATCTGAATTACGGTAATCAGTTTCTCATCGTGAAATATGTACGCTTTATCTCCATACAATCGGATCTGGTTTGCTGACCGATTATAGAAATATTGAGCATCCACCCATTTCCGCAGGTTACCGGACGTCTCCCCGTGTCGTACACCCAGCCGGTAAACCTTTTCAGCCATACGATGAGCTGATTTCTTCCCTACGCCGCATCTCTGCTTCATACGATACCTTGCGTGCTTTGTTACTACCGTAGATACCACCTCTTTCCTGATCCTTATCAATAATCCCCGCTGTGCTTCCGACACACATTCACAGCTGCTTGCTACGGGGAGGGAGACCATATATGTATATGGCACGCTGTCTACTGCAAGAATTGCAATGACAGCAAACCGGAATATCAGGAATCGGACCTGTATCTTCTGATCATCAAACGTTCTACCATTGAACTATATTCCGGTGATCAAACTTCGACCAGGCAGTCTGTTACTTTTTGTTTGTAATGGTGATTGGTACGATAGATTCCGGTATGTAATTGACCTCATATCTGTACTTATTCACCTTGGCGCCGCCGATGTCCTCGACCACGTACATTGTCTCTCTGTTCAGCCCAATGATATGTTTTCGATAAGAGCCATCTTTCATTTCACACACCACATTGATCTTATTCTTGCTTTCCACATCCAGCGAAAATGCACCGATCAATTCGAACTCCACCTTATCAGTTCTGGAATTGATTACCGCCAGCCGGCGAAGCACATTGAAATTATCTGCCTCCTGAGAGACATTCTCGGACACTCTATCTGCCTCTGTGCATCCTGCCAACGTGAACACCATTGCTACCACGAGCAGTACCGCCATCATTCTCTTTTTCATCTTCATTTCCTCTCTTTCTGTTAATTAAAAATTATATACACCATCGTCAGAACAAACCCTAAAATCAGCATTTTCATTCCAACACTGACCGCAGCATCCTTTTCTTTGCAGTCGAGGCATATCATCCACAATGCCATCAGACCATTAAATATTACCGTAAATAACTTTAAGACTATCATCTCATACCGCCTTTTTTATTTTTAAATTTTTTCAAGAACCCGCATCAGATATCTGTCTCCGGATATATACGGGATAATCCGCAAAGGCAATTCTGCCGCTTTTCGTAATTCCTTAGCGTTAACCACGATCTGCCCATCTTTGACAGAATCTGGATTCAGCAACACTACTTTCGTAAAATCTCCATGTTCCAGGTGCTCTGCATATCTCTCAGCACTACGCAGCTTCTCCCTCAAGATTTCATTCTCTGACTCCAGAAATTTTATATGCCGCTTCTTCCTTCCAAACATATTCTCCCTCCATTCGTATCAGGTCTTTTTTGTTTTTTCGTTACTCGTGGGGCTGAGTAGGCGTCTGGGGTCTCTCCCTGCAACCCCCGCCCCCCTTGTTTGCTGTTTTCTCTGCTGCATTCCGGTCAGCTCTGTACAATCGTTCAAATTGATCGTTATCATGCCTCGCCGGAAGCTCTCTGTGATAAACTCTTGTTTATTCAACAGAGTGAAAACGCCAACAATCCCTTATTTTATGCGCCTTTACGGTGTTTTTATCACATTTCATTTTTCATTTAGAACGTCTTATATACAATTTTTGATATGATTAACCGCCATTTTCAAGTTCTTCCATATCGATTGGAATGTCCTGCTCCAGCATCCGCTGCACCTGCCTCCGCGGCTCAATAACAACCTCCTGCTGGTCTTTTAAACCATCCCAATTCTTTTGCCAGAAGATACCTGTAACAGGGTTGATCTTTCCATCGGACATCAACTGCTCCCGGATCTGGGACATAATCTGCCGGCTTTTTTTAATGACGCCAGTGCGCGCCGAGCTGGGCTCCCTGCGTTGAATATTACTAACCTCGCCTTTCGTTAATCCCCATGCATTATACAGTCCAAGATTACCTGGCTTAATATTGTTATCAATGCAATACTGGAGATATTTCAGCGTTCTATCCCTAAGTTGTTCCGGATCCTTGGTATCTATCTCATCCCACAGAGCAATTTCCAGAGCATGAGCTGTTATCTTGCTGATTTCCTCTTTCGTAGCAGTAATGCCATTATCTCCAATCACAGGAGACTTCTTCCACGCTTGATTCTTTGCCACCATTTTATTTCCAGAACCTTTACCGCCCATAAACATTCACCACCTTTAAATTCTCCATAAAATAAAAAAAGAGCTATAAACAATAGACCTCTACGAATAAGATCTATTCTTCATAACTCACCGAGTTTCCTCAAAACCAAGCTCATCACTTGCCCGAATCAGCTATACTGTTCGGAGTAACTTTACAATAACAGATTTCCAAACAGAATGCAAGCATAAACAAAAAATATACCATCCCTAAATTTCTCTGTGCTGGCAATTACAGTTCTTCTTGTTTCGATTTCCGTTTTCCCCTATACTATTCTATTCTTCTCTCCCCTATTCTTATCTTAACCTCTACTATACTAAACTAATCTATACTACTTATGCAACCAAAAATCAACCATATGGGGACAATGTGGCAACCAGTTGGTAACCAAGATAATTTTTCCCAAAGAATAATATATATTTTTAATGAAATATCAAAGATATACATCCGAAATAAATATCAGCCGTCGCGAACTAAATCAAAATTAACTTTTAATATGAATCAAGGCTCTAATCTACTACACAATCACTACACAATTTATCTATGATTATATATAAATTTGCATAGGTATATATTTTACATTAAATTCGCCCAATCGCTGATAATATATAGCTTTATGAGTTTTCATAGGAATATGAACAGAAACATGAAATTGGCAGTAATATCACAATTCCTAGTTTCATTTTCTATCTTTCCTTTCTTGTAAACCTTGATTTTACGGGGCTTGCAGGTTTTGGCATCTCGTTTATGTACCAATTTATGTACCAATTTTTCGAGACAGCAATTTTTCTGCCCTCAAAAATTTTGGTTAACGTACCAATCATGTACCAATTTTTAAGAGCAAAAAAAATTAAACCACTTTCAAAGCATCCGCAATCTGGTCGATTTCTTAATAAATGAGCCACAAAACTCAAATTTAATCATAGCATAAAAGGGGGGAAATGTAAAATCGAATCTTTTAATCTGCTTGGGCAAATATTCTTCAAATTTCCTGCATTTTATCAGCTTTTTCTTTCCAACCTAACAAATGGGTAATTTGGAACTTTTAACAAAGGAATATACTTTTTCTGACCACTGCCATACATCCAACTTATCATGGCTCAAGCAAAACGCTCTGTCTGACAGTTTTTCCGGCATAACTTTCATTATTTGATCCTTATATTCAAACGGAATGACAATCATATACACATAATCAGCCAGCTTCACTTCATCTTTTACCTTAATTGGTAAAAAGCCATCGTGTACAGCCAGTGGATGCTTTTCTAAATCATCATACTTGAAATAAAATCGTACACCTGGCGTAAAGCCTGCACTCATCTCGTCTTGTGAAGGACTTCTTCCAAGTTTTCTCTCCATTACCAATCTGTCCCCAGCCTGACAGTTTCCCCATGAAAACATTACATAATGAAAAAAATCTGTCGGATCATTTGCTGCATTTCTATCTTCTTTCTGTAAAACAGTATCTGGAAGTTTCCTTGCATTTACGGCAGATAGTAAAGAACCACATTTCAAAATAGAAATTGCATTTTCTAAAGGTGCCGTATGACACACCAAATCTGTCATACAGCCCCCCCTTTCTTTACATGCTGTACATTCCCTTATAATTTCAGGTCTAGATACATTCTTATATTTGTCCAGATTAAGCATTTCTTTCTGAACATACTGTAAAATATCGTCCCTGTCAGCCTCTATTTCACATTGTCTTCCGTGATTTTTCTCATAATTCACAAAGTCAATTATGTCTTTCATTTCATTATCACTTACGTTCGGATAATCTGACAAGGCTTTGTATAAAACGCCATCCCATAATTCTGTAAACTCATGATTTCCTATATTTAGCTTCATATTACGGTCACCTGCCTCTCAATGTGTTTTGATTCATTTCTATACTGCCCCTCACTTTATACAAAATCATCACTAATCTTTGTCTTTATTTCTTCCGGTATTGTGCCAATTTCCTTATCCCCCTTATAGGATATTATTTCATATTTTGATTCATTGGTCTGCTTACAAAAAATGAAATCCACTTCATATAACTCTCCAAACTTTTCATTTCCAATTTCTTCTATCCGAAAAGAATATGGCACCAGACAATCATCAATCAATTTTCCGTGCTTATCTCTATTTTCTCCGCATAATAAAATAAACTGCAAATCTGTAATACCTATCTTGTAATTTGCTGTAAAGGTAACTACATCCTCTGTGATCAAAACTTCCATATTCGTAATCCTGTATAAATCCTCTAAATGATCCGTCTTTTTTTCTGCCAGATCATACGGATGATTTTTATTCTCAGTCAGGATGACCTTGCGGTCGCACTCGGCGTGTGCCGCAAGAGCATCTTTAATATTGAGCATAATAATGTAATTCCGAATATTGATACCTCCTGATCATCCGACAGATCTTGATGTATTGATCCAGAATTTTGACTGTGCATTGTCTCACCCTGATGCCA